TAGATGAAAAATTGTCTTGATCTAGGACTGCAGTAACAGTTGCGTTAGCACCATTTAATCTTAGGTTGTATATGTTTTGAGTTAAAGATGTGAGTGCAACGGATGAATTCCATTCAGTATTTGCGTGGTCATAAACCAGTACAGCACCGTTACCACTTGCTCCAATAGTTGCTGCATCAACAGCACGCCCCATAATTGCACTTGGTCCTGCTAGACCTTGTGTTCCTACGGTGGTTACAGTTATTCCTGTGGTAGAAGTAACCTCAATTTGATTGGTTTGATTTGTGGATATTGTTATGGAATCTATTGAACTCATCTGCTTATGTTCCTTCTTACACTGTAAGTACCTTCAATAAGTCTTGATACAACACCTGTGCCACTAACTATTTCTAAATCAAATACACCGTCTGCTGCGGTTAAGTCTTTTGTATCTGTTGCTGTTATAGCAAGTGTTACTGTACCTGCTGTACCACCTAGAGCAATTCTATTGTTAGCTGTGGTTAGGGATATTATTGGATTAACAGAATCAGGGTTCTCTCGCAAGTCCATTTCGGCACTTGCATAACCAGTTAGATTTATTACTGTTCCGCTTGAATCTTTAAGAGTGAGGGTCTGACCGAATGTCGCACCCTGCTCTATAATAAAATGATGATAACCTGCACTCATAAAAACTTCCTTTTAATTGCATGGTATCTACCATTTTGTAAGCATCTGCTCGTTTAACTATAACAAAGAAAATTAATTTACGCTTTCTTTGTTGTTTTCTTTTTGGAAGTTTTCTTTTTTGTTTTAGGTTTTGGCGCTTCTCCACCTTCCCATGCTTCATTCACATCAGGGGTAGATTTATCATCACCTTTTAGATGACCTTTTTCATTTCTTGCTCTTTTTGGTTCTTCTTCAGCAGGAGCTTCCACTGGTTCAATCTCAGCAGGAACTTCTACAGTTTCTTCTACTGAATCCATTTTGACTTCCATAGCCCAACCCATAGATACAAATCTTTCCATGTTAGCAACCATGTGATCGTTATTAGCATCTACTATCTTGCCCACAGGCTGTAGTTCTAACTTCTTTGACTCTGCATCAACAACGCAAGGTTTCGGTCTTAATATCTTGTATTTCTTTGACATAATATCTCCTTAAATAGAGGGGGGTTTTACACCCCCCAATGTACCCTGTAATTATCTTACAGTAACAGTACTTGCTCCTTCAGAATGTATCGCATATCCTTTAATGACATCAATACTCATGGCTGTGCCAGTAGTATGGTTGCCCAAGAATACTATGTTACATCTTACATACCTTTTTCCACCAATGTAGCCAATGCTACTAGTTTGTGGGGTTTCAGCGTTTGCATCTAACATCAACCACACACCATCGGAAGTTCCGATAGATGAGTCAGTGACATCTTTTGCAAGTGCATTTGTATATGTTGAATTATCATCAGAATGTTGTAAAACATAGCTGATTGATAAATTGGCAGCAAGAGTAACACCCTCAATACCAGTATTAACATTTACATACGCACCATTAAAGCCTTTAAGGTCTATAGCTGTACCTGCTACAGTAGCTCCGTTTCCTGCAAGGACAACTGATGCTAGTGCTTGTACTGATACTAAATTATTTCCTAAATCTCTCATAATTTACTCCTTACGCTTTTTGGGTTAATTTAACAATAGCTTCAGGCATGATAACCTGTCCACCAACACGCTTACGAGCAATGTATCGCACATTACCAGTAGTCGCTTGTGTGAAAGGATCACGCAATACAGCTAAGTTTATTCTGTCTACAATCATATAACCCCTTCTGAAGTCTCCGAATGCAATAGGTGCTGCATCTTGTGCTGCATTGACCATATCTACGGCTTCCACATACGGATGTCCAAGAATAGTGTTAGTAACACCACCTTGCAATGACATTGATGCTTGGAATACATATTGTCCTGCGCCATCTTTGAGTTTTCTAATGTCAGCCAAAGTGTTTCTATTAAAAACAAATGTGCCGTTTCTAGAATAATCAGGCTTAACGCTATGAACTAATGTGATTAGATCGTCAGCATCGTATGCAGAGTTAGAACCTGAGTCAATATTTCCAATAGAGCCATTAGACATAAAGCCTTCAGGTTTTCCTACTGAATCACCAACAACAAATGCATTTCCTTCAGCTACAGCAAATTGTGTAGCGAACTCTGATTGCATTTCAGCTTCTAGGTTAAAGACTGAGTCCTCTAGGTCTTGCTCAGAAATATCTACCAATGCATACATTTCGTGTGCAGGTATTTCTTCTAATCCAACTCTATAGCCTGTAGTCTCACTTCTAGTTCCGCTTTCAGCTACCCATTGAGCAGCAAAAGTGCCTTCTCTTTTTGGTACTTGAACGCTTCTAGCACTTGTACTTCTGATTCTAGAAATACTACGAATAGGAGACATTTCAGTTATTGTTTTCAACAACTCTCTCACATATTCAGGTGGTGCTAAATAACCGCCAGTTGAGTCATTGCTGACTGTAAGTGCTTTTTTCTCAGCTACATCAAGACCTTCCAGTCCTTTTCTGCAGTATTGATCAAATGCGTTTAGGTAATCATCAACCTGCTTAGATTCAAAACCACTATTGGGTCTTGTTACTACAGTGCGTAGCTCATCTAATTGGCTTTTGATGTTTTCTGCGTTGGCTTCAGCAGTAGTTAGCTTCTGATTCATGTCCTCGTAAGAATCCATTTTGGCTTCTAACTTAGACAATTTTTCTTCTGCGTATGCTGTACCTTCGCCTTTTTCTATGCTTTCAAGCCTATCGTCATTTACTTTTTTAAATTCTTCAAAAGTTTGACCAAGGTCTGAAATAGCATTTTTTATATCTTCCGACATAATTATCTCCTATTAAGATTTTAAGGTTAAAGTTAAGTTCTTTATGGCATCTACCAATTCTTGACTTGAATCAACCTCTCGTTGACCAAAACAATCAGTTACAGCTTTTGCTGCAACCTTTGATTCTGAACGAGACAAGTTGAAAGCATCACGCAATCCTTTTTCCCATTCCCTAATAGAATACTGTTCACCTTTTACCGACATCACAGTTGCCTGTGGATTCATCGGGAAAGTTACTAGGCTTACTTCCATTAAATCTACTTCTTTGATTATGCGTTTATTATTACGCTTATCATATGTTACTTCTGAAGGGTTAACTCTGAAGCCTATTGAAAGACCATCCAAAGCACCCATTTTTAATAATTCGTAGGCTTCTGCACCTGCCTGAGTTTTAAGAGCAAGTCTGCCCTTAACAACTAAGCCGTAGTCATCTTCCTTTACTGAATCAAATACACCAATAGGCATATCTGATTTGTGTTGATATAAAAGTTTGACACCTTTGTTCTTTCTCTTTCTAAGAGATTTTGTGAACGCACCTTTTTCAATAACATCATTGCCTAAATCTTTGTTCCCAAACACAGAGCCATAACCTTCAAACAAGCCATACTCTTTGTTTTCGTCATCTTCGTCATCATAGGCTTTAAGTTCTGATTTAACTTCAATAAAAGATTTAAGTTCAGCGAGGTTATCTAACTCCTGATCATTGTCTTTTTTTGGTTTTGGTTTGTACCCTGATTCTTCGGTACTGGTTAATTCTGTATATTCACTATGGGTTTTGCAAGGCATAAAGATTTTGTTGCCGTCCTCATCCATTGAATGACTACCTACACAACCTATATCTTTGGCTCTTGCATTGGCTTCTATTGGATTGTCAAATACATCTTTGCGTATTTCTTTTTTTATATCATTCTCTATAGAATCTTCCTCATGGGAATCGTACTCATTGGCACAAACAGCTAAGTTTTGTTCTGAATTAAATTCAGTGGTCATAGTGTCATCTCCTATATATCCACATATAGTACATAAAGGGATTCTATAGCACAAGATATAGTTGAAATTAAATAATGGAATTAATTGTTGCATACTAACCCATATCGTCATATAATTACTGTATAAATTGAATTAATGCTCACAGAGCAGGACAAGTAAAATGAAAGAACTATATAAAAGAGAACCAATGCATACGCAGCCGAAAGACTGTACTGATCTTTTTTGGGATCATCAGGTTGTCGGTGATACACCATCACAAGATGACTTGTATGTTGGAAAGGGAGCAACTTATACTCCTTGGCAATGTGATTATCCTTACACCATTGTTGAGATAACTGGCAAACTAGGAAACAGGATTGCTAAATTAAATGGATGTGGAATGAATAGTGACGGTGATTTCTATGATTATCCTATTCCAATGTTGCATGAGTGGGATTTAGAAGATGGTTATATTTACATCAAAGAAAAAGACTTAGATCGTAAAATGAATAAGTATATTAGTTATAGCAAGGTTTATACAAAAAGCCTAAAAACTAACAGGCTTAGAATAACAAGTGGTAGCGTTAGTGTCGGTGAAAGAATGCATGATGTGCCACTAGAGATTTAATAAATACTTAACTAAATTAACCCCCTTAACTGGGGGTTTTTTTTATTTAAAGAAAAGTGTTGCATATATTCCGTAATGGGTTTATGATAATCAAATATTAAATTGATGCTCACAGAGCAGGAAAAATAAAATGATAGAATTTATAGAAAGCGACAGAGAATGGTTAGAAGTCACAGCAAAGGGTGAAGCATTTTCACACCAACTGTATTTAGAAGATGGTATAAATAAACTGGATAACAGTGAAACTACTATCTTGTTTAACACAACTGATTCAATTAAAAACTTTTCACATAAGGATAGTTTTATTGTAGATGGTTGGACATTTCCAACATCTTGGTTTACTGAGATGGGTAATGCTGCTAATGGAAACTTTTTTTCAGAGAAGTTACTTAGTGATGTTAATCAAAGCATTGGAGTCATGTTTAGCAAAAAAGACAATCAGTTGTCTTATCAATTATTTTCTAAGATAGTTGATACAGGTTGTAACTTTAATTATGCAATAGAGTTTATTGGTAATAAAAGATTATATAAAACTGAAAATTTCCATAAATGGGATGATGCAGTTGTACAAGAGATCGTAGCTTTTGTTGATGACAACAAAGACCAAACGGTTTTTTAATGAATACCTTATTTAACCTCAACGACCTTAAAGACCTCATCTTAGATGGGGTCACTGAGGATGGCACTACACTGGAACAGGCATTAGATTTCTGTGAGTCAATTATCTTTGATGAGACCTACACTATTAAAGAAATTTATTTAGCTAATGTTGCATACAACACAATCATCTCTGCAAGGCTTAGAAGATCGTGGAACAAAGATTACTTTGAGAAACCTGAGTCTATATTTCACCAAGAACTTTTTGTTGACAATGTGGTTTTAAGAAAGGCATTTTCCGTTCATGTTCGTAGTTTAAATAAACGCACAGAACATCTTGGTTTTGTTAGGGGGTATGACTGGTCTTAGTAACCAACCTGCAATTACGCAGGGGAGAAGTTGGTAGAGCTTCGGAGAAAACTACCTACTTTGTTTATACCATATCTCTTTCATCAGCATAGACAATTACGCACCTGCAATTAACAACATTTTTTGCACCACCTTTAGAGTCTCCTGCAAATCCCATAGGAACTCCACCTACAATAAAGTCCTCATTCATATCTACAGTTTGACCGTTGGCTGCTGAGTGCGCTGATCTTGTTCTTAGGTCGCTTGTTGCTATCCACTTCTTTAGCATTTTAGTGCCTAAGTCTTTTTCAACTGTTAAATGGTATGCGTGATTGGCAAAAGAAGCTGCACTGTGAGTTTCAGTCCGAGCAATTAATGCTGCACGGCTTCTGCTTATTGGTAAGAACTTGTCTGACACCAACTTAGATATTTGTGGCAATGTTAGATCGTCTGCTCTGCCTTGTTCAATAAGTTTACTTATCCTTGATGCCATTCTCTCAGATATTCCTGATAGTATAAGTTCCCTGCTAGTAAAATATTGAGCAACTACAGCTTCAAAGTCTACGCTTCTTCCAAACACAAAGGCTTCATCTGCCTTTTTCATAAGCTCATATCTTTCTTCGTTTATTTTGTAGATTGCTTGGAATGTTCTTTTGTAATGAGACAACATTAATGGAAAGAAATCTTCATTTAGATTCCGTGCTGCTACATCAGGTTCGTATATACCATAATTTGTATACAGGTAGAGATTAACATTTAGAAATTTCCTAAACAGTGTATTAACTTTCTTATAAAATCTTTTCTCTAAATTGTTTCTTAGGACTAATTGTTTTCTAGCTTCGGCTCTAGTATTTACCCTGCCTTGTCTAAAGTTATTTAACTCTTTGCGATTAGACCGCATTAGACTTTAATTAATGTTTTAAACCTGTGTCCTACTATTACATCTGAAGGCTCACCGCCTTGATAAACTCTTATTAATGCTGCAGGGTTATCTTCTGTTGCATCAAGAACAAAGTCTGTCTTAGGTACTGGTAACTTGCCCTCTCTTACTATCTTGGTGATCTTACCTCTTGCTCTACCGCCTGCACTGTTCCAAGAGACCATGTCTCCTACTTTGAGTGCATCTGCTTCTGCTTTTCCTTCTCTTTCTCTTTGTATTTGGTTTCTAACTTTTGTAGACCACGAGAATCCTGCATCACCACCCCATAATGCCCATGCTATTCTTCCTGCGCTTGGGTAACCCTTTTCGTCTTGAGTAAAACCTTCTCCTTGTTTGTCTACTTCATGCCTACTAAAAAAGCTGTACATTCTTAACACTGTGTCAATAGATAAATTTTCTTTATCCATAAGCTGATTGGCTCTAGCTACACCAACAGTAGTTCCTCCACGCTTATACTTTTTTCTCCACTGTAAACCTCTTGCTGCTTCTTCTGCCATAGAGTTAGTGGGTTTGGTATTAATATCCGATAATGCCTTTTCTAATTTTAGCAAATGTGCAATTTGCTTGTCTGTTTCGTCATCATCATAATCTTCTAAATCTTCATCATTGATTGGATTGATAGGCTTCTCTACTGCGCCATCAGAGATGGGAAACAGGTTAGCAGATATGTATAGTTCATCAGCACCGTCCACTGGCTGTAGTCCTAGTGACTGCCTAGCTTCGTTTCTAGTCATAATACCTTCTTTAACTGCGCTTGTTACATTCTCATAAGTGCGTTTTCTTCTTTCTGATAGAGCAGGGATTGAATCAATATCAAACTCAAGAGTTAGCCTGTCATCAAACAAGGGTACTAACCATTCGTTAAGATCAGAAGATATTTTCCTTAAATGTGGAATAATTGTTTCTTCATATAGAGCTAACCTTGCTTCAGCAACATTAGAGTAAGTTTGGCTATCAGGTACGCCTACTAATTGGCTTGGTACACCAAAACATAAGGCTATATCTGTAGCTGCCATATTCTTTAGCTGATGAAAGTCCATATCCTTTGGCGATAGACCCATTTCTTTCCAGTCAAAATCTCCTTCAAGAAGCATTGGTCTACCTGCGTTACCACTACCTGCAAATCTATTGTTTAGATCAGTAAGTAATTGTTGTCTCTGAGACTCGGTGAGGTTTACTGCAAACCCTGCATCATCCTGTGGCTTAAATATTACAGCACCACTTGGTCTCGCTCCATTCTGCAAAAGATTAACATTGTGTTTACTAGCCATATTGAATTGATCAACTTCAATAGCAGCAGCACTCATTGGACTGAGACCGTAATAATCATCTAATGGATTCCATAGCTTGATGTGTTTAAGTTCACTAAATCCATTCAACTGATCTACTGGATATGTTTCTCTCACCTGACCATTTAGCATATATTCGTATCTATCAGGCATTGGATTACCACCGCCTTTTATTTGTATGCGGTCAGGTCTAAGCTGATGAAGCTCTTTAGGCGTTCCCATTTCGCTTCCTACCTTTAAGATGTAAGCGTTACCACTTAGCAGGACATAACCATATAGGCTATTGAAGAACTCACTATATGACTGCAATGGATTTGGTCGCATTAACAAATCTATCAATGGATGTTGTTCTATTATCTGATCACCCATCTTGATAATAAAAGGAACAGAACTTGCACCTTTAGCTATCTCATTTACACATCTATAGACAATAGCATTCTTCAGGTAACCCTCTTTTGCTAAATCTTCATATTTGTATTGTCTTGATTCTTCAGTGCCTACACCGAAGTAACCCATCATGTTTGAACTTTTTGTCTCTACCTTTGTGGTGAAGATATTTTTTATATTATCAAAAATTGCCATTAGCTAATTCTCCAGTTTACATTTCCCTTTGATTTGCTTATTTCGGACATAGCCCAAACTAAAGCATCCAATCTATCAGGACTTGGTTTTGTTTCTCCTATATAGGAACACATTTGTGATTCCAATTCAGGGAAGTAACCAATGTGATGAACTCGCCTTTGCTCATAAAGTGCTGCTATTGGTTCGGCTCTTACCATCTTACCTCTAGTTGCTCTTACAGACCTATAAGGAATATTATCGTCTATTCCTCTCAGTAGTCTTTCCACCAAATCGCCACCATTATTAACCTCTGCTACTATTCTATCCGCATCCCATTCATAATAACAGTTGATGGCTTTCCTAGCCCACGCATCAGGTGAATACTTGCCTGACGCATCTTCTAATACATAATACTGCTGATTGATGTCTTTGCCAACCACAACAATACCAGTCTCATCTGAATCCTCATTGTTAGTCACTGCAGGGTCAATAGCTACAATGATCTGTGAGTAATCTTTTTTTGTTTCTACAGGCAATCTGCTATCCTCAATCAACTTGTTAGACCATAAAGCACCTTCAAAGGCTTCTATTATCTCTGCATACAATTCTTGTCTACCTAGGTTAGTTCCTTCATATCTTTCTTTAAGCATCCTTAAAGCAGACTCAGCTAGGTTGTCTGCGTTCTCAAATGTGCTTCCAGTAGTTACATGACAGTCATCTCTTTTTACTAAGTCTTTAACAATCTTAGTTGGCTTTGGGGTTGTTGTAATTACGCATTGAGGGTTATCACCTAGTCTTAGACCAAACATTAACTGATCAAATGCTTCAGGGTATCGCCAAGAAGCTAACTCATCACACCATGCTCTGTGAAACTGTGGTCCTCTAAGTCTATCA